TTTGTTTCTTTCGTCAACAAAATTCCACAGTAACTTGTCTTGTCTTGAGTTCACATATCGTTTAGCTTCTCTAGCAAACGTATGAGGAAATTTTAAAATAGCTGGTGTACATAGCATCCAGATTTGTCCACCTTCGTAGACGCCTGCAATGCCACATATCTCATTATCTGGGTTAGTAAAATAAACTGAATCAGAGTTGTGTACTCCGACAACCAGAGCATTTTCAGGGTCATGTCCATGACCTTCTTTAACTTCCCGATAATCATCAGGGAGCAAGTTAGAAGCTACACTAAGTGCAGCCTCTGTTGTTGCTGGGTGAATGTATTTACTCATTTAATGCGTGTTGTAATTTATCTATGGTATCTTGCATCCAAGATTCCCAAGGATTACCTAGGGGGAGTTTCATACCTTTATACATACGGTTCTTTTTTAACCATTGACTGTATATACGTACTTCTTGTTCGGTAAGGGTGATGTTATACACGTTGATAGAAATTGTTATTATAAACTCCTTCCCATGTTAACGTATGAAAGTTAGCAGGAGAGGGGTGAGTAGATTTAATTGTTAAACTTGCGTTTATATTTCTGTCATATATAGGTACTGTTCTTAATATATTATCTTCAAACACACCTGTAGAGTTAGCTAGATACTGGTTAGCTGGAGTTACCTCAAATAATTCTGTATAATCTGGTCTACCTATTCTAGATAATGTAGTTTCATAAATACCTACAGGACCAAATCCAAGTTTAACTCTATGCAATATAGTATTAGCTCTTGTGTCAGCTCTAAAGGCTTCTCCAACTCTAGTCACATAGTAAATAGTAGGCATGGTAATTGACATAGTATATAGATAACCTATATAAAAATTTTGTCCTGTCCAATTTCCGGGTATTTCTACTTTACCACTACTATTAATTGATGCCTCTGAATAGTTACCTATAGCTACAGGAGGTGATACTCCCGGGTCATCTATATCATATACAGCTAGTTGTCCATTACCATTTAAACCAGTAGGTTTTGTAAATGTAGATACCTTATTTACAGAATCATAGGTAACTGTTGGATTAGTTGTGCTACCAATAAGTTTTGGTATCTCCATTAAGTAGTCTAGATGCACTCTGTCATTATTTAAAGTAACAGTATTACTATCCATTCTTATAGAAAACTTTAACAACTCACGTTGAGAATTATTTTCTATCACTACATACAAAGCATCGTCTTGCATACAGTGATACTTAATAGTTCCCGGTAAAGTCCACCTAAACCAAGAAGCTAGTTTTCTTTCAGTAATCTGGTCAAAATATCTGTAACCATATAATGTTGATTTATCGTTTTCGCTAAATAGTATAATAGAGTTTTCTCTAGAATTACTAATTAAAGCTAGATCATTCTCAAATAATGTAGATACAACTGCACTTTGTTCTATAACTTGTGGTTCACCTTCTCTTTGTATCTGTGCCATTTCAAAGAATCTAGAATGCTTACCAGCATTGTCTAAGAAACCAATCGTAGTACCAAGAGAAATAGGATTAGTTTTAAAGTTAAAATTATAAGTAGAAAGCGCGTTGATTTTAGCAGTTGTAGGACTAAATACATCACTATCGGTTGTTAACATAAACTGCTGGTTTTTAGAAAATAGTATTAAACCAGTGTTTACCTGTATGCCATCATATAAAACTGCTGGGTATTCTGAACTAGCAGCTATATCTATAGGGTCACTTGCTATTAACTGTATAGCAGACTTAGCAAAGAAATTAGTAAAGTCTCCCGGACGAGACATAACTATATGTTCGTCAGACAGTAGTGCAAATCTGTTTCTAAAGAACAGCATCTGCGTAATAGGTTTGTCTATAAAAGAAGGTTCTGGGTTAGTTACATCATCACCTACTATAGCGTTGTCCCATTGTGGAACTGGATAGCTAGTTGTAACACTATTAACAGTTATATTATAGTTACCACCTTTTTGCTCTGTAAGTCTAAAGTTACCGTCAGCAGTTCTGATAAGAATTACTGGCATAGTAGTTTCATCAAATGCTACAGCTCTACCCGGCTTAGCACACTCTTCCCATGTACCTTCACCATCTTTACCATTGTTACCAAAGAACTTAACAAAATGGTTATCTTCATCAGCAACACTATTGACTACCTCTACAACCATTCCATCCTTACACTGAGAGGGTAAATCACCTACGTCATTAACTTTACCAGCAACAACGTTTAACAGCTCTCCTACGGGCGTAGAGGCGTTGAATACGCTAGTTCTTTTTACATGTAGTCCTGTACCAATTTGTGTACAAGTAAATCCATTACCTACATTCGTATCATTTCCAGTAATTTCTTTTCTTATATCTCCTATAATACTCTCAGCAGTAATAGTAGTTTCTGTATCAAAGGGGGTAGGTTGTGGTCTGACAAGAGATAAGTTAGCTTGTACAATAGACTCACTAGATTCTTCTATAGTAACCTTGTAATAGGCATCTGCCATAAATACATAGAAATAATCTCCTTCTCTCCAACCTTCACCACCATGAAGTAAATCATAAGTTGTAGTATATCTAGCTTGATACACAGTTGTTTGATTACTTCCAGAACCTTCTGTATAAGGTACTGACTGACCAGTTGTAGCTATACGAAAATATAAGTTCTTTCTGCCTTGCTGACTGCCATTATTATTAGAATCAAAAACGTTAACTTGATAGCTATAGTTTGTGTCGGTAATACTACCATCAGCTTTTTCACCACCTGTAGCACCTTCATCAACTAAAGTCTTATTACTATCTACAGAAAATATACGTGTAGCTACGTTAGGTGCGAAAGCATCTCTACCATCACCAGCCTCAGTTCCACATCTAGCATTACCAGAGTTACCTCTAGTTGCATGATCTCGCATGTGAAATGTAGAGTCACAATAGTTGTTACTAGAGTTAACCATAGTCACGTTAATACGTGTAGCTGTATGTACTGATTGAGTAGCAGTACTATCAAATATATTTACTGAATATTGTTTAGCGTAAGATAATGATTTTAGTTCAATAAATATTTCTTTTAAATAATCTCCTACAGGTTCTAGATCAGCAGTATCTCTTTTCATCTCTGTAATAACATTTCTGTTACTTATATATGTAAAGTCATTCAGAGTTAGAGTTTGAATCATATCATCTGCTGAGTGCTTCAGATATTTAGTACCTGTAGTATCATCATCATATGTATATAAATTATTTGATGCTCTTGTAGCAGTATCATCTACTACAGTTTTAGGATTACCAGTTAGACAATCCCACATTTTAACAGTACCGTCTTGCTGTACTTGTCCTACATATTGTTCGTTTTCATCTCTGTAGTAGTGGAACCATTTACCAGTATCTGTAGAACCAACTAAAGTTTTCACAAACTTACCAGCCGGTCTTTTTAGTAATCCCTGTGTAACATCAGGAATTGCATTTAGCATGTCTTTTACCTGACCGGGAATCTTTTGTTCGTCAGGCTGTTGTGATATACCAGCATTCAGACTATGTATAGTTTGTGTAACGTTTGCCATTATCTAATAAGTGCTTTGTAAGGTTGATAAGCTCTATAGTTAGTCTGCTGTGGGAATCCCATAAAGTTATGGTCACCTTGTTCTGTTTCATATTCCATAGCATTTGCTCTAGCTTGTTGTTCTTCTACTTGAAGTAACTTAACTAGATCGCCATTAGAAACAAGTTGTGTAGCAGCACGCATAGATGCTCTTGCAATTATGTATCTCTGTATAGCTGGAGGTACATCTTTAAATGGATATAATGTAACAATGTCAAAATAATACTCTCCGGTAAATACATCTGTTTGATTTATTGTGTCAAATAATTTACCATCTCTTCTTACAACATTAGTTCCTCTGTCGGCTTGCCCGTCATGGAAGTCATAAAGTATTGCATTAGTAGGTATTACATAGTTACCTTGAGCATCAGGAGTTTTTTTAACCTTGTACTCTGAGTTAAATGTCCAGCCTATTGTTTGGACATCTTTGTTTACTTCATTAAGTAAGTTTACTACAAATGCTATCTCAGGATTTTGTAGTGCATTACCTGTAATGTTAGTAACAGGAGATTGACCAATGCTACCCAAGATGGAGTTCACTGCGGATAGTTCGGTATCGGTGCTTATTGGAATAGCCATAAAAAAAAGGGAGCCGAAGCTCCCGTATAAAGTGTATAAAATTAACCGTTCTCTGGGTATGTTGTACCGAACGCTGTTGGTGCTGTTGCTCCAACGTATAGTTCAACGGCTGCTGCTGGGTTTAGGAAATCTGCCCCCATAGCGAGACGCCCTAATATGACATCTCCTTGGTATACTACGGACACATCTCCAGATGTTACCTGAACTTGTGGTCCAATAGCTTCTACAACTCCGGCTGCCTCTTTCTGGAAGATTAAACCACATGACTTATTGAAGTCAGTAGCGTTACCGTAGTTGTTGTTAAGTCCTGAAACGGACTTTCTGCCGTCAGCAATAGCTGTACCGACATGGTCTCCTAAGTTTGAAGGAGATGTCTCACCTGTAGAACCGCCATAAGCTACACCATGCTTAGCTAGGAATGGGATGTTCATTGATTTGTAAATACGAATACCAGCAATCTCAATGATTCCATTACCTGACTGTAATGCTGTACCTTGTACGTCTCTGTTGATAAGACCGTTAGAACCTATGTCCTGTATAAGAGCGTAGTACTGGCGAGGGTTTAGAACCGCTACTCTACCAGAGCCACTGACTCCTTTTTCGTCAAGTGCTGCTGCTGCATCGTAGAAAGCATTAACTAAGTTGCCTGCGTTGTAAGCATCAGAATCATTAGTTGTTGAACCAACTCTGATCTGTGTTCCACCGGGCTCCTTGAAGTTAGTCTTTGCTACAGGTGAAGCCTGTCTAGCACCTTTTGCAATAGCTCTGAAGATGAGTCTATCATACTTCTCTGCTAATGCGTATCCAATCTTCTTGGAAATTTCTCCACGTAATTCAAAATGCGCAAGTGTCTCATCGAGCTCATATACGAAAGCTGAGCTGATTAATAGGTCGTCGCAAGTTATTGTTTTTTCTGCTACTGGAGGTGCGCCGTCACTATTACCTAAAATGCTGTTTCCGGGAGTATGGAACTCGGCTTGGGTGCGCCCTGTGTAGATGAACTGCAATGATTTGCCGTTCTTAAGGGTACGCTTCATAACCAAATCACGAGCGATAGACTCGTGTTGGAAGCCTTTGAACATCTCTCCACTGAACAATTTTAAGTAAAGTTCGCGAGGGTCGGAACCACCATTCTTCGCACCCGGACGGGTGAGTGATGATGTCATTCCTGAACTCTGTTGAGCCATGATTTATCTTAAAATGTAAGGGTATTATGTGTCGTCTTCTAGCCTAGAATGTTGTCAGTCTTAATTGGTCTAACGTGAGACTGGCACGTTTGTGGTCTGTTTCCCACCGTCGACGGCTAATGGTATCCTCCTCGGAGGGCAAAAGCCAGATTGAATAGGGAGGTAATGCTCCTCCCCTAAGGTCTACTTGACTATTCTTGTGTAAGCAACGCCACGATATACGAAAGTAACTTTCATGGTTATCTCCATATACTAAGCCCCGTTCCATGCTTAGTTCTCATGCGTCCCCTGAGGGATGAACGGACGTGGCTGCCAGTGTCGGGTGACACCGGAGATGATAAAGATGTTAGTTATCAGTGTTATCAGAGTCAGAAAGTTCTTTATCAGTTTCTTTCTTTTCTTCCTCTTCTTCATAAATACCAAAACGAGTGAGTGCTGCTTGCATTTTGTTTGACTGATGTGTCATCTTTTCTTTGCAGTTTTAGCTGCACGCTTAAAGTTGGCTTTAGTAGGAGCACCTTTAGCTCCGGGCTTTCTCATCTTCTCACCAGAGCCAGCAGCAATGCGCTTTCTCTTAGCGTGGATGTTTGCGTATAATCCTCTTTTAGCTGGCATTATCTATACCCCTTTTTCTTACCGCCTTTGCCCCCTTTGCAGGAGCCTTTACCTTTGTGTGCCATGTTAACATTTCCATTTACGAAGGGCAAGAGCCTTACGTGTAGGCTTGCCGTTTGGTTTTTTCATTGGTCCCTTTACTCCACTCATCCGAGCGCAGAAGGAACGTTTGCGAGGTCCGCCCTGAGGCTGTGGAGCCTTCAGGTTGGAACCAGTCGCTGCGTTGTATTTTTTCCTGCCAGCAGCCGTAAGCCCACCGGTACGCGATTTATGTTTGCCTATCTTTAGGCTTACGTTCTTTGACATTATCCTATAGTTGGTGCTGAGAGAGCCACTTGTGTTGACTCGGTGGAAGCCAGATCAAGTGGGAAGTTGTGAGCGTTACGCTCGTGCATCACTTCCATACCTAGACTCTGTCTGTTAAGAACATCAGCCCAAGTAGGAATGACTTTACCATTAGCGTCTACTACTGACTGGTTAAAGTTAAAACCATTGAGGTTAAAAGCCATAGTAGATATACCCATGGAGGTAAGCCATATGCCAATAACCGGGAAAGCACCAAGAAAGAAGTGTAACGCACGGCTATTGTTGAATGAAGCATATTGAAATATTAGTCTACCAAAGTAACCATGTGCAGCTACGATGTTATAAGTCTCGCCTTCCTGACCAAACTTATACCCGTAGTTCTGTGATTCAGTTTCCGTGGTCTCCCGAATGATTGAGGAAGTAACAAGGCTTCCGTGCATAGCAGCAAACAAAGCACCACCAAATACCCCTGCAACGCCGAGCATATGGAATGGGTGCATAAGAATGTTGTGTTCTGCTTGGAAGACAAACATGAAGTTGAATGTTCCACTGATTCCTAAAGGCATACCGTCAGAGAATGAACCCTGACCAAATGGATAAACTAAGAATACAGCTAGAGCTGCTGACAATGGAGCTGTGTATGCCACAAATATCCATGGTCTCATACCTAGTCTGTATGATAGTTCCCACTGTCTACCAGCATATGCTGCTACTCCTATTAAGAAGTGAAAGACAATGAGTTGATATGGTCCGCCGTTGTATAACCATTCGTCTAATGTTCCGGCTTCCCAAATCGGGTAAAAATGTAGTCCGATTGCGTTCGAGGAGGGGACGACAGCTCCTGATATAATATTGTTGCCGTACATTAACGAGCCAGCAACGGGCTCACGTATGCCATCTATATCAACAGGCGGTGCTGCGATAAAGGCGAGTATGAAACATGTGGTAGCAGTTAGTAAAGCTGGAATCATTAGCACACCAAACCAACCTACGTATAGGCGGTTGTCTGTGCTAGTAACCCAGTTACAAAACTTTTCCCAGTTGGTAGTAGTGTCTCTTTGTAAGGAGATTGCTGCCATTTAATTAAGTGTATAAAGTGTTTACTGAGATAATTCTTCTCCCGACTTTTGGTCTTTCCCCCCAATGTTTTCCTGTCATCAGGATTACATCATCCTCTTTGGGATCGTGGAACTCGTCCTCACAGTATGTCTTACCTCCTGTATTAGTAAAGTAGATAATTACGTTGATGTGTGGAAAGTCGTGATCGACATGAGGTTCACCTGATTGAACATCATTGTCTGGGTGTAGACAATTTAGTGAACTACGTAAGAAGAATTTATATTGAATATTGTTGTGTTGCAATATTTCAGCAACTACAGACATACCAAATTCAGAATACTGTGAGATTACTTCACTGTATTTACCTTCAGGTCTAGTTAATAAACCATGACTGTAAAAACATATACCAGTATCTGAATCTTGGTATCGCCAAGGAAACGTGTCGCTCAAGACCAGTTCCTTAAACTCTGTGTATTGAGGAGTCTTATAGTTTTTAAGGATATTTATTGACATAGGGGTCTTCTTTTAAAGTTTGACCATAGTTTGCGTCATAAAACCACGTATTAATCGTGTACCTATAAGTCCCTGCGTGTGGTGGATATACTTGATGTGGATGTGTATGGTAAGGAGGAAATATTAATATGTCCCCTCTGTTCATTTGATATATAAAATCTTGTTTTGGAAAAGATACTTCTCCTCCACCGAAGTCATCATTAAGAGCAACGATACAACTAAGATTTCTTAGATTACCTCCGGTTTGATCTAACGAACCGTCAGTATGTAATCGAGTGGTTCCATGAATTTTACGAAGCTGGTAACCACTATCACCCATAACTTCTAAAGATAAATAGTTTCTAATTATATTTTGTAATTCTAAAAATATATTCAATACTTTAGCGTGTAGCTTGTCAGTATGTGATAAAAGAATTTGATTGCATTGAACGTTTTGGTCTCTTACAATCTCAATTTTAGAACTTTCTATATGTTTAATTAAATCCGTACATAATTTAGGCTTTAGTAGTTTTGGTTCCTGTATCAAGGTTATTCCATTCGTAATCAGGATTGACATTGAATGTAAATGTAATTCTTAAGTCTCTAAGTGTGTTTGGTTGTGGTGGCACTATGTGATTTAAAGAGCTCGGCCAGATATATGCGTAGCCATTTTCCATTTCTAGTGCATGAGTGTCATCTAAAAAACTTATACCATTAGCTTGACATCCAAACTTTTCAAATACTCTGGCATACTCTGTCCAAGGATTAAAGAATCTTAATGAAGTATGCTGTTCTGGGTCATAATTTAAAACAACCATACCTGACATTAATGAGCCACCATGATGATGTCGCTCTTGGTATTGTTGTTTACCATAAATATTGAACCAGCTTTCTATAGAGTAACTAAATCCTGCAAACTTAAGTTGAGTTAAATAATCATCTACAAATGGAAATAATGAATCAGATAATTCTTCTTGTCCATTACCCCATAACCATGTTTGATAACTATTACATGTCCAATGATTAGCTTTTCTATCTTTATCATCAGCATCGTGATAGTCATCTTCAAGTATTGGTAAAAGTTTATCTCTTACCTGTTGATAATTAGGTAATTTATATTTACCAACAGGAATAGAGAAAAGGTGGTTAACTGTCATTAACTTGAGTGTATGTTATCGCATTCTTCCTCTACTTTAGAAAGAAAGAATTGGATGAGTTTATACTTTTCCTTCATAGGTAAGTCCTCATCCAATAGTACTTTATATCTTGCGTGTTGAAAATCAAAGCAAGTCATCTTCCACTTGTAGGGTGGTATCTGTCTTGGCTTAGAATACGCCGGGGATGATTTGACCAGTGGTGATATAAGCACCAAGAGCAGCAACGAAACCAAGCATCGCTGCCCAGCCATTAAAACGTTCTGCTTCATGTGTAAAGATTGGGTTGGTGTTTTTTTGTGACATTGTAATTAATCTGATAGGTGGTTCATAAGCATACTCATTTTCGAGTAGCGTGTCTAGGTCTTTTGTCCTCATTTCTTTTTTCTTTTTTTAAGAATTTTTAATTTCTCCAAAAGACTTTCAACTTTTTTTCTTTTTTTGATAGGTTTGGCGACACCCATATTCTCATACTTCTCTCGCCTTTCCCTTAATTTATCTGCTAGTCCCATTAGAATTGTAGGTCTGATAGTTCAAGTTTTTCTATGACGTCAGCTCTGTAAGCTGGGTCAGAGTCGTAGCGTGGGTCACTCATAGCAGCCACAAGTTCAGCTTGTGATCTGTATATATCTCCTGCACTACTAGCAGCTTTGCCTGATAGCATTCTGCCTTCATAACCATTAGCTTCTTCGTATCTAGACTTTAGTCCTGCAAAAGCTATGTTGATTGCTGCTGGATTACCAGAATCTACAACAGAGTCGAACGCATCTATACTTCTGTTGTCTAAATTACTAGCAGCCCATTCTACAATCCTATTGTAGTTCGCTTCTCCACCGGCTGCATTCATAACGCTATTAACTTGAGCGTCTGACATCTCTATACCTTGTGGATTAGCTTGAGGATTATTTTTTTGAATTTCGATGTAAGCGTTGACTAAATCTTGGCTACTCATCTCAGAAAATCTTTCTATTGTTTCCTCTGATAGGGTGCCATCGTTAGCATAATATTCTTCTGATGCTTCGTTAATCAAACTGACCGCAGGAGCTTCATCAGATACCTCTTCATCGCTTTCTTCTTCATATCCTTCGTCTTCATATCCTTCGTCTGTTGACTCGTAGTCGACTTCTTCTTCTTGTCCAAGTTTCTTTTGTAATGATAAGTATGCTGCTTCTAAATCTTCAGTGCTTTTATATTTACCAGCTAGTAGTTGTTCATGTTCTGCTACTAACTGTTCTCCTACTTGTAGAGAATCCTGTTCCTCTGCGGATAGAACCTCTGTTTCAGGAGTATTATCATACGAATAAGTTTCTGCCATTATTCAGGTTGTGGTGGTTGTTGGTCTCCTTGCATCATGCCTTGCATGCCTTGCAAGTTTTCTGTATCAACTAACTTTGAATTAGCAAGTTGACCAGCTTGTTGTAATAGAGTAGCTTGCTGTTGTTTCTGCTCCATCTCTGCCTTCTCTTCTCCCAGTTGTTCTGGTGTCTTAACAAGATTCAATACGTCAATACCTTGTGCAGCAGCCAAACGTTTGATAGCTTCTAAAGGATTTATAAATTGTCCTAATGCCTGTGGTCCTATTGTCTGTGCAATAGTTCCCATAAACATTGTCAAAGCCTCTCTGTCTTGACCTCTTCCTAAAGCATTTATACCAGCTACAATAGTTGGTCTAATTAATTCTTTAGGTAACTTAGGTAGTTCGTTTGTTCTTTGTAAAACTAAAAGAGTTCTGTCTAGATAAGGTATTAAGAAAGATGTAGTTAACAAACTGAAGATACCACCGAGCTGTTGCTCTAGTTCTAACTGTGTTAGTCTGACTTCTTCTGCTGTTACTCTTTCTGCATTCCTCACATTCATCACTAAGAATGCTTCAAGCAATCTGCGCTCTATTGTCTGTGCCATGTTAGCAGCAGTTGAAAAATCTGCTGTCTTGCCGACTTGGACGACTTGAACGTCCTCTGCCCGACCTTGTACGATGGCTCCATTTCCAGCCTTTGCAATTACTGAAGGCTTGGTTGTAGATGATGGGCTGACTAGAAAGATTACTTTACTAGCAGCAGCAGCTCCTTCGACAAGAGCTTGCGATAAACCTTCGAGAGATTTGAGATCACCAAGGAACTCTTCTACTCTACCACGTCCGTACTGTTCTCCATCTACAGAATTAAAAGTAAGAACAAGCCAAGGGCTTGCATTCTTAGGAGCTGTACTACGTGTCCCGGGTATTATCAT